CCTCCACCCGCGCTTGAGGTGAATCCTCGCCATACTCGGCGATGATCTGCTCATAAGTATTCTTGTCCGTCCCCTCAACCTCCCTGGCATCAATCTGCCGCCCCTTCCAAAAATCCCGTTTGCCATGAAATGTCTCAAAGAAGTACCCACTATTTCTCCTCGGGTTACTAAACGCAAACCAGTACCTGTCTAGGATATTCTCAGTAAAAAACCCGGCCCCCACCGCCCAGATTGGGTCTGGTATCCCAGACGCCTCGTCAAATATCAACATCATCCCGTCGTGGTTGTGTACCCCGGCGTAGGCATCCGGGTTCTCTTCTGACCACAACTTGCCCTCTGCCGCCCAGTAGCGCGTACCCTTCTTAAGATCCCGCTCAACCAGTTCCGTTAACCATTGCGCCGGGACAATCTTAGTCGCGCTGATCTCCCACCAATGGCTGTTGATGATCATCGCTTGCCACTTGGTCAACTCGCCCCAGGTCACCGAGCGTAGCTGGCTCTCTGAGTTCGCCGACACAATCACCGTCGAGCCGATCCGCGTTGACAACATCCACAATATCAACCAACTCACCAGCGCAGACTTGCCAATACCACGGCCACTAGACACCGCCTCGCGCAGCGTCTGCATATCAACCTGGCCTTGGTTCTCCTTGATGTGCTTGGCAATGTCGCGCAGGATCTCGCGCTGCCACTTCCTTGGGCCGCCGAACTTAGCTAACGGCGTGTTCGCCTGACCCCACGGGAACGCAAACAACACGAACGCCTCCGGGTTGTCAGCAACCGACGGCGACCAAAGCTTGGTCATCAGGATCTGTTCGTCTTCGGCGCTGTACTTGGTTTTTTGCATTTTTCAAAAAATAAAAAAAATTCTTGTGGGGCCACCGTTGCCGTGACCGGTCGCCCGCCGGCCCCACCCGGCCCCCTCGGCGCGTGGCGGGAATCGGCGGCGGCCCTGCCGGTGGTCGAAGAATCGGCCCTAAGTCGTTGATTTCATTAGCCTTTTACCTCAACGCGGTCAACCGTAACGGGCGTAACCTCAAGCGTAACTGGCTCCGTTACGGTCAGTAACGGCGCATCCATCTCGATGATCTCAGCCTCGATGAGCCGTGCTTGCGCCTGGGCGAGCGCGTCGGTGATGGAGATGTTGCCGCTCAGTTCGATCTGGCGCGGTGCTTCGGTCCAGCGCATCTGCGTCTTCGTCCACCAGATCAAGCTCGCCACGTCGCCGGCCATCGCCTTTTGGAACAGAGTCTTGCCGATTCCTGCGTGAGCTTTGGCGCGGCCCCGTTGCAGTTCTTCGGCAAACCTGTCGCGCAGCGTAGCCACGCTGATGCCGCCGCAAACCAAGGCGGCTATGTTCACCTCGGTCAAACCAAAGCCAGCAAGCGTTTCAGCGTGTTCCCGGTCTTCGTCCGTAGGCGTAATCGGCTTTCGCCCCGAGCCCGGCCTTGCGCCTCCGCGCCGATTTTCTTGAGTTGAAGTTTCAATTGACATTGCAACCTAACCTTTTGAATTTTTTGAAACTTTTCAATCTTACCATTTGATTATTCAATTTTTTGATTTTCACACTCTGATTCTAGGCTTATGTGCATAAGCAAGCGTCTCAACCAAGTCTTCGTACAGTTCGCGCCTGTTCTTTTTGAGCAGGGTCGCGTCCTGATTGCGGCTAATTAGCTTGTTCTTATGCCGATCCCAAGACAGCCAATAGTTCGCCTTGTTCATGGCGTGACCACAGGCCACAACCTTTACTGCCAACCAGCGCAGTTCTGGGTCTGTCATGCGAGTGTAGATGCTCCACTTCATTTCCCCATCATCCAACTGATGTGAGTCTTTCCAACCGTATCCAGGTTCGTTCCCAACATACTTTTTCATGGCAATTTGCCTCCCCCTTAAGTATGTTTTGAATCTTACACTTTCCACTCGTTTTTTTCAAGCACCTTCCGTAGCATCTGTCCGCTGCAACCGTAACCGTTACCGTAACAACCCCTTCTTTAGATAAGGGGGTACGTTACGGTTACGGTACGTCGTTTTCGCCTTGCCCCCCGTAACAATGTTACGCCATGTTACGGCTTGTTACGGTTGTTACGGACTAACTTTTAGAATGAGTTTAGACACCAAGACTGTATCTTTAACCAGCCACCCCTTATCATGCTTGCCTATAATTTCAGCATCGGTCAGATCCCTGATGATCATCCCCGGTCTGGCTGAAGACTTCAGATGCTGGTCAACCGAGTTGGCTTTAATGCCTTGCTCAAGCAAAAACGTCTTAAACGCTTCCCTGCTGACGTAGGGCATTTCATCTACAACTTCCGCACCTCCAACGAACCAAGCTCGTTCCAGATTGGTTTTGTGTTCTGCTAGCTTGTCCTCCTTGGGAGTAGGCATCCGAAGATCGCCCTCTTGGAACATCTCAAACACCGCCCCAGGCAAAGGCATCCCATCCTCGTCCTGCCAACCCAGATCAACTGGGCTTAAACATCCAAACAAGTCTGCTGGTTCTGGCGCGTCTTTCTGCTTGGTGCATGACACGACGATCTCATGCGTCTTGCCGTGAACCAAGATGCTTGCGTCCAATGCCCCGCGCCACGCGCTAGAACCTCGCGCACGCTGTTTGGCTTCGTTACTGTGACCAAGGTGGTGTATCAACATGGTCGTTGCGCTGAGAGCCATCGAGACCACGTTACAGGCATTGATCATCGCCCTTGTGTCCTTGGCGCTGTTCTCGTCCCCGCTCATATGGTTGTTAAGCGTGTCAATGTTGACCAGTACAACTGGTTCTGGCGTCAAAGCCCGCACTGCTGCAATAACCTGCGCTGCTGCGCCAGGGGCGTCCATGTCTAACGCCTTGTTGCTGATTAACAGGTTGTCTAAGCTCGCCACGTTGTTGCGCTTGCACCAGCTTGCAATGCGCTGGCGCATCCCGTAGTTACCCTCGCCGGCCAGATACACAACGATCCCCGGCTTGGTTTTAATACCGTGCCACGGTATGCCGCTCGCAATGCAACAGGCAATGTCCAATGCGACAAACGTCTTACCCACTCCTGACTCGCCATACATCATCGCCGTGGCATATGCCGGAAGCCACCCCTTCACAATCCACGGCACGGGGCTTGGCTGGCCCAAGAAGCTCGTCGCACGGGTCAGGAAGTAGTCTCGTGTCTCCTCTTGGGTAAAAAGCGTGTCAAGGGCCGCAGAACCGAGCGCGTTACTGGCCGCAACGTCTGCGTCTGGTTCGTACCGCGTGACGGACCTTGCTATCTGCTTGATCTCACTTGATGGTAATGGGATCTCGCAGCGTGTCTCATTTGCAACACTAATCGCGGCCAGGATCTCTGCTTCAGTCATGCCAAACGAGCGCATCGCACCGGCCAGACTCGTTAGGCCATCGTTACGGTTACCTTGAATCAGATCGCCGTTAGTTGTGGGCACTACCTTACGCTGGCCTAGCAGCGGCAACCAATGGCTTGGGATTTCGGTTGGTGCTATGCCGTCCAACGGATCGCTGGACGCTTCCCACTCGTAGGCGCGGTTCTCGATTGTGGATGGGTAGACGATGAAGTACCGCCCATCGGCCAGCAGGTCTATCCCATCGGCCAGCTTGCAGGAGCGGATACCGTCAACGTGCTTGGCAACGTAGTGCTGCCCGCCACCTGCGGTCATCGCCATCACGCCGTCTGGGATCTGGCCGTGCTGGTCTAACCACTCGGACCAACTCGCGTCCCCACCATTGCGTGGGTCAATGTCAAACACCACGATCCCGCTTGCGCTACCGCAAGCAATCCCTACGTTCAAGTTAGGGTTCTGCCCCCACCAACGCTGGATCTGGGCCGGGTCTGTCGTTGCATCGTTGACCCCGTGAGCGGTAGCTGGAACCTTGCCGTTTGGCACTACTGGTAACACTCGCCAGCCCCAACTTGCATACAAAAGCGCCGCGTCAATCTTGTTCATGGTCTGCACGTAACTTGCCCTCGGTCTTAACTTCGATCTCGTACTGTCGCGCCATCGGCGGGCGTTCACCCCACCGATAGATTACCTGGGGCCAGACCCCAAGCGCATCGGCAAGCTTCTTCAAGCTCCCAAAAAATTGTATCGCCTCGTTCGTTGTCACTTTTTTTCCACCTCGGTTGAAACTTTGTGTTGACACTCTACGTGGAAACCGTTAATCTAGCAACAACTGCACAACCGGATGGCCCGAATGTGCGGTTCCAACCAAGGAGTAACTATGAAGTTTGAACATAAAGAAGACCCACCTTGGGTCATCATCTTGGCGTCGATTGCGGTCGGCGCATCTGCTGCCATCTGTTTGTTTCTTGCGTTAAGTGGAGGCATCTGATGGCAATTCAGTTAAAGCGGACTAAGGAAGCCACCGCGCAAGCGGTAAAGCTTTTGGTTTACGGTCAGGCCGGTGCGGGTAAGACCAGTCTTATTCCAACCTTACCAACGCCGGTCATTTTGAGTGCCGAAGGCGGTTTGCTATCGATTGCAGATACTAACTTGCCGTTCATTGAGATCACGAGCATGGATGATCTTAGGGAGGCTTACAAGTGGCTGACTAGCAGCACCGAAGCGGCAGAGTTTGAGTCGGTGGCGCTGGACAGTATTAGCGAGATCGCCGAGGTGGTGCTGAACGCGGAGAAAAAGATCAATAAGGACCCGCGCGCTGCCTACGGTGCGATGCAGGAACAGATGGCCGACATTATTAGAGGCTTTCGTGACCTACCCGGTAAGCACGTCTATATGAGTGCCAAGCTGGAAAAGACTCAGGACGAAATGGGCCGCGTTTTGTATGCGCCCTCAATGCCGGGTAACAAGACCGGCCAGTCATTGCCTTACTTTTTCGATGAAGTACTAGCTCTGAGGGTTGAGAAAGACGCCGAAGGGATGACCCGCCGCGCTTTGATGACTGATGGCGATGGGTTGTGGCTTGCCAAGGATCGTAGCGGCAAGCTGGAAGTGTGGGAAGACGCCGATCTTGGCGACATCATCAAGAAAATAGGAGGTTTGTAATGGAGATACGCGATTTTTTTGCGGCAGCAGCGTTGATCGGTTTAATCATCCGTAACGAAAAACGTCCAGATGAGGACGTTGATCACGAAAGTTGGATTGCTTATCTGGCTTTCGAGTTTGCCGAAGAAATGGTTAACAGAAAATTTGAAATTTTGGAGGAAGAACGATGAGAGTGTTTGACGACATTACGCTTGACGAACTGGCCGAGCGTTGGATCGGCTACAAGGAAGCCGAGAAGGTGGCAGTTGAGAAACGGCGCGAGATTGAGGACGACATTGCTAAGAAGGTCAATTTCCCAGAGACGTTTGAGGGTACTGAGAACGTAGTGCAAGTCGGGTCACCTTTTGCAATTAAGATTGAAGGTCGGGTCAACCGCACGGTCAACGCTGACAAGTTGCTAGTCATCGCCCACGAAACTGGGTCTGAAGAGCATTTGTCCACCGTTTTCCGGTGGAAGCCAGAAATCAACATGAGCGTTTGGAAAGCAACAGATGAGTCAATTACCAAACCGTTTGCGGCAGCGATTACTGCCAAGCCCGGTCGCCCATCGTTCACTATTACTAGGAAATAAAAATGCTTTTAGACGAAACTTATGACGTTGCCTCGCTACCTCAGTCGGAGCGCAACTTTGAACCCCTGCCCGCTGGCTGGTACACCGCAACAATCTCCAACGCAGAAGTGATGCCAACGAAGATGGGCAACGGCAAATACATCAAGATCCGTTATGACATCCAAGGCCCAACTCACCAGGGCCGCGTGGTGTTTGGCAACTTG